CTACCGCACTATCAACTCAAACTAACACTGGTGATGTAATTACTGCCACCATATTCTGGTGTTCAACTGGAACTTCATCTTACATTAATGTTGTTGATATTGATGGTGTAACGCAAACTGTAAATTGGGTTGGTGGTGCTGCTCCGACTGATGGTTCAGGAAGTAATAAATTTGATATTTACACTTTCACAATTTTTGATACAGGAAGTGGTTATTCTGTCTTTGGTAATCAAACAAAATGTTGATTTATGATATATCCTAATTACGTAAAGCAAAGTCCTGTTCTTGGTTTAACAAGTGGTGCTGCTGGTGGTGCGAGTCTAAGTTATTTTACACATACTGTCGATGCTGCGCCACCAGGAGGAGGAGGAGGAGATGACTTAGGATCAGTTTACTTTGATGGTAATGGTGATTACTTAAGTTTAGCAGCCAGTAATGATTTTGATTTTGGAACTGGTGATTTTACTATTGAAGGGTTTTTCTACAAAACTACAACAACTACACTTCAAACATTACTATGTTCTTCAAGATATTATACATCAGGAAATAATGGCAATTGGATATTAAGAATTACAGACGCAAGTAATATAGCATTTGCTGCTTATGATGGAACAGGAAATGAAGAATACACTAACTTTAGTGCCTCAACTTCAGTGAATACTTGGTATCATTTTGCATTAGTAAGAGAAGGAACTGGAACTAATCAAACAAAGTTTTATCTTAATGGAGCACTCGCAGGTTCTATGACGGTAAGTAAATCCCTTAGTGATGCAGGAACTAATGGTTTAAGAATTGGTGAAGAAAGTCCTAATGGACCAGGAAACAATTTTATGAATGGATACCTTTCAAATATTCGTATCATCAAAGGAACCGCACTTTACACATCAAACTTTACAGCACCAACATCATCACTCACTGCAGTAACCAACACAAAACTTCTATGTTGTCAGTCAACTACCGATGCGACTGCGGCCGCAGTTGCTCCTGGAAGTATCACAGCAAACGGAAACGCAGCAGCATCTAGTTCTACTCCCTTTGGTAAAGGATCAGTTTCATTTGATGGTAATAATGATTATTTGAGTATCGCTGACAGTCCCAATTTTAATTTAGGAAGTGGTGATTTTACCATTGAGGCTTATGTGTATGCAAATTCTTTTGGCTCATGGGATGGTATAATTGGACAGTGGCCTCAACAAAGTGGTAATTCTGCTAATAGTTGGGTTTTAGAAATAGTAGGTGGTAGCCTACAGTTTTACTATGTTGTTGGTTCTACATTATACGGACCAATCAACGGAGGAAGTCTTTCTACAGGTACATGGCATCATGTTGCAGCAGTTAGAAGCGGCAACACCATGTATATGTTCAAGGATGGAGTGATGTATGGTGGCAGTGGACAATCAGTAACTCATACTTTTAATAATCCAACATCTGATGTCACGATTGGTGGAAATATAGCTTCGGCTGGATACTTGAATGGTAACATTTCAAATCTTAGATTAGTAAAGGGAACTGCACTCTACACATCAAACTTTACACCATCAACATCACCACTCATAGTAGTTACCAACACCAAACTTCTGTGTTGTCAGTCAGATACTTCTCCGACTGTTGCTGCTGTAAGTCCTGGAACTATTACAAATAATGGATCAACAGCAGATAGTTCTAATCCCTTTATTAATGTTGACAATTTAGGATCAGTTTTATTCGATCAAACTAGTGATTATTTGTCATTATCAGACAGTAGTGACTTTAATTTAGGAACTGGTGATTTTACAATTGAATGTTTTATAAGTCCTGAAACTTTAAATACATCTGCTTATTCCAGTGGTTTTTCAACTATATTAGATCATGATGGTGGCACCAACAATTACACCGGAGCCTGGTTTGCGATTCACCAGAATAATAAGCAAATATATTGGGCAAGTAATAATGCTAACCAAATAAATGGAGGACAACTACATTTTGGTTGGAATCATGTTGCAGTTGTTCGTTCTGGTAGTACAACTACTCTATACGTAAATGGATCATCTGTTGCAAATTACACTGATAATCTTAATTATACTGATAGTCTAACAAGAGGATTATATATCGGAACGCAGAGTGGAAATTCCAGACGTTTTGGTGGTTATATAAGTAATTTACGTTTAGTTAAAGGAACAGCAGTTTATACCTCCTCAAACATTACAGTACCAACAGCACCACTCACGGAAATACCGAACACTAAACTTCTATGTTGTCAGTCAGATACCTCTCCGACTGCTGCTGCTGTAAGTCCTGGAACTATTACAAATAATGGATCAACAGTATCTACTTCTAGTCCCTTCGCTCTTTCTGGAAGTGTTGACTTTACTGGTGACCCATCTCAAAAAGATTATCTTAACGTAGCAAAATCTTCTGACTTTGATTTTTCTGGTGTATTTACACTTGAAGCATGGGCTTACTTTGATTTCTTAGCATATGATTCAAGTCCTACAGGATCGGGTGTGGATAGCAATGGTCGAACAAAGATAAAAACTATAGCTGAAAGTATTAATTGGAACGCTGAGATAGGTCAGTATCATTTTGGTGTAAGTGCAAATAATAAGTTTCAGTTTTATATTTTTGATTATCCATCGAGTTATGAAAACAGATATTATCAGGGAAATACCACAATTCAAACAGGTCAATGGTATCATTTTATGGTAAACAGAGATAGTTCTAATGATATAAGATTATATGTCAATGGAACTAGACAAACTGTTACTAAGTATATAAACGGATCTTCTCAAGGATCGTCATCCTCCTGGAATGAATCCACAGCATTATCTAATTCAAACCAACCAAATCCTTTAAGAATTGGAGCAACTAAGATTGGTGGAACCATTTATGGTATGGACGGAAAAATATCTAACCTGCGTATGACCAGACAACAGCTTTATGGAGTTAGTTCTAATATACCTGTTCCAACTTCTAAACTATTATTAACAACTAATGCCACTGCCTCTAACGTAAAACTCCTTTGCTGTCAAGATCTTAATAGTGCTACTAGTGCTACAAAATCACCGACCAGCATTACGGCAAATAATACTCCAACAGTAAGCAGTAGTCATCCCTTCTGATAAATATCTAAAAAAGTAATACAATGTCTAAGGTTAGGGCAGAACAGTTTACTAACAAAGCAGGTAACAATGGTCCAAACTTTCCGTTTGGTCTAAGTGGAATTGGTATTCATTCTGCTGGAACTGCAGTTCATACTGGTATTATCACAGCACTAAATTTTGTTGGTTCCGGTAACACTTTTTCTGTAACTGGTAGTAGAGTAGATATTAGTATTGCTGGTGGTGGTGGAGCTGGAGGAGAAACTGCTGTTTCTGGAACTGATGACTTGATTGTATCTGTAGGCAATCAGGCAGAAATAACTTCAAACGTTGTTTTAGAGTCAACTGATGATGACACCTTCATGACAAAAAGAAAAGCATTAGTTATCTCTTCAAGTGGTAGTGTTGAGATTGGGGATGGTGAAGTTATGATTATCAATCCATTTGAAATCTAAACATATAAATACAAATAAATTGATAAGTAAGTAATGTCCATACTTAGAGCAGATAGTATTCGTGATAGAGCAGGAACTGGTGCTCCAGATTTTCCTAATGGTCTAACAGTCACTGGTGATGTTAGTATTGGTGGTATTCTAACTTATGAAGATGTAACTAATATAGATTCTGTTGGTATTGTAACTGCAAGAGCGGGTTTTGTTGCTGATGGATTTAAGATTGAGGAAGGATATATCGATACTTCGACTAGTTTAAATGGTGCTATTGATATTAATTTTGATTCTGGACAGATTCATAGATTTAGTGCTGCCACTGGAGGTAACTACTATCCTAACTTTAGATTGAATTCTTCAAATTCACCAACTTTAAGTTCTAAGATGGGTGTTGGTGATGTAACTTCTGCAACTTTATTCATAGCTTCGAGTAGTCACTATATTGCTTCACCTAGTAGCATTCAGATTGATGGTTCTTCTTCTAATATTGATGTTGATTGGGTAGGAGGAAATGCACCATCTGCTGCTAATGGATCGGGATTTGATATCTATGCTTTCACAATTATAAAAACAGCATCAACTCCTGCTTATCACGTTATTGGAAATGTTGGTGCTTGTGCTTGATAGGAGGATACAATGAATTCTTGGTATTCTGAATTTAATAAAAAGCAAAAACCTTACGCTGGATTTTCTGGCATGGGTGGTGGTGCTATGGGACTGGCTAATAAGATGGCTGTTGGTCATCCATTTGAACAAATGTCAAATTATCCTGGCGCTACGAAGTTGAGTGATGATATAATTTACTATCACAATGCAGGTCAATATATTTTTCCAGCAGATGGTTCTTCATTTAGATTCACTGTAGTTGGTGGTGGTGGCGGATCTGATGGTGATGGTAGTGGATGGTATGGAGTTAGTGGTGGTGGCGGAGGTGGTGCTGCTAGAGCAGTTATCGCCGCAAGTCAGACTTTATATATTGGTGTAGGTCAAGGTGGAGAGGGTCTTCAATCTCCTAATCAAGACTCCACATACTATGTTGATTCAATACAAGGTGGTCAAATAAAGAATGCAACTTATCAAAGAAGTAGGGGTAGAGGTGGACATTCTTACGTGAAAATTGGTTCTCATAGTGCTCCATTTCTAAACACACTTATGGCAGGAACGGGTGGAATGCAGGGCATGTATGGATATCATGCTACTGCTTATCCTAACATCAACCCATATGGTGGTTATACTTACCCGCATCCTCAGGGATTTTTCTCCAATAGTACGGTTTCTCATACTGTTAATATGTGGGACAACCATGGATTTGGATGGACTAATCCTCATTCAAGTCTTTCTAGTCCATATACTGAGCCTGGTGGCGTTGGCGGATGCGCTGCTCATAAATCAGGAAATCCTTGGAATAATTCAGGAACTAATCCAACAGGGCAAGCGTTACATCCAAGAGATAGTGCTGTTTTATATGGCAATTATCCCGATGGAACATATAGAGGAACTTCAGGTGCTCCTTCCGCAGTGAAGGGTAATGGTTGGGGTGGCGCTGGCGGCGGAGGCGGCGGCGACCAGGCAGACCAATATCAAAGCAACTATGCTTCAGGTGCGACTGGTGGATTGTCACCAGCTCTCTCCACATTATTAAGTGGTTCTGGATTAACATTTGGTGGTGGTAGTGGTTCTAATGTTGGATCCGGGCAACAAGCATCGGCTGGAGGTGTTGGTAGTGGCGCTGGCGGAAATGCTAGATATCAAAACTCTGATACCTGGACTGAAAATTTGTCTGGTGGAGATGGAATTGTTGTTGTAGAATACTTAGGTTAAATCGATCTCAGATAATAAATAACTAAAAATTCCAATGTACATCGGAAGACCCCAAAGAACTGGACCTTATATAACACTGGATGACATTTCAAGTCAGTTCAATGGTGTTGATGTATCATTTAATCTTACTTCTGGTGGATCACCTTTCATTCCAGACAACCCATATACAGTTAGTATATCACTAAACGGTGTAATTCAGGAACCAGTTACTTCATATACACTTGTAAATGATGTAATAACATTTGCAAATCCACCTAGTTCAAATGCTAATTTCTTTGCATTAGTAATTGGATTAACATCCGATAGAGTTATAACAAATGCGACTAGTCTCGCTACTGGTGTTGATATAAGTGCAGGTGATATTTCTGGCAACAATCTTTCGGTTAGTGGTAATCTTACTGCTGCCGGAATTGTATCTGCTTCTTCTTTCGTAGGTGATGGTTCTCAACTTAGTGGTATTGATGCCACTTCATTGATAGATCAAAACGGCACAGTAAGAGCACAAGCAAATCCTGCTGGTCTTGTCGTTACTGGTATTCTTACTGCCACTCAGTTTGATGGTGTAGATGTTACTGCTCTACGTGATAGTGCCGGTGGTAATATTATAGTTCAGGCAAATCCTGGTGGTGTTGTTATTAATGGTATTGCTACAGCAACTACCTTTGTTGGTAATGTAACTGGTAATTTAACGGGTAATGTTACTGGTAATACCTCTGGAACTGCTGGTGGACTTACGGGCACTCCAAACATCACCGTTGGTTCTGTAACAGCTTCTTCTGGTTCCTTTAGTGGTGATGTAAATATTGGCGGGGTCCTCACTTATGAAGATGTCACTAACATTGATTCCGTTGGACTGATAACAGCAAGAAATGGTATTAATGTTCCTGCTGGTGGTGTTGATGTAACTGGAACTTTGGATGTTAGCAGCACTGCTACATTTGGTGCTGATGCGAATGATGTTCAAGTTTATGGAACCACTAAAATTCTCAGAATGGGTGGATCAAATGGATTCAAAATTCAGGAAGAAGGAACTAGTGCTCAAATAACTCAGCAAACTGGAAGTTTAAGATTTTTCTATGACTCTGGAAACCAATATAAGTGGGCAATATTTAATAATGCTGGATCTGTAGATTTATATTATGCCAATAATAAGAAATTTGAAACAACTAGTAATGGAGTTACAATAACTGGTGGTATTTCTGCCACTGGAGGTACCAACGCAATAGGAATTCAATCCGGTGGGCTAAATATTTCTACAGGTATTATTACAGCTCTTAATTTTGTAGGAGCTGGCAATACTTTTTCTGTCAATGGAAGCACAGTTGATATTAGCATCGCTGCCGGTTCCGATCTCGTAATTGTTGACGGTGGAGATTTTAATTCATCCAGTTCTACTGCTGGTGCTAGTTCAGAAATAAACGGAGGAGAATTCACCTAATGGGCGTTCCATCTACACGTACTCCCGTAAGAATTGCTAGGGGTACATACGCAAACTTAACAACAGTAAATGCACTTGCTGCTCTTGAAGAGGGTGAAATCTGTTACGCTACAGATTTGGAACGCCTTTATGTGAAGCAGGGTGGTACTATAAAAGCTGTTTCTGCCACCACAAACGCTGCCCCAGCACCAGGAGATGTGACTGCTTCTCCTGCTTTCGTTAGTGGAACTGGTACACAGTCAGATCCTTACATAATCACAAACGGTGCTGTTGCTTTTTCTGGTGGAACACTAGAGAGTACACAAGAAATTACACTGGATGCTACTGCTGGTGATATTGTTGTATTAACTGATAATAGTGGATCGGGATCTGGTACAAGATTTGCAAATCAGGATGTTGGTATTGTAAACAGTGCTGGTAAATTCACTTTCAAGTTAAAGTATATTGATAGTCCTGGAACTGCGACCAACAATACGACATATACAGGAGATCTTCAAATTGGGACGACCTATTTTAGTTGGGTTGTTGTTCAGTCTAATCTGACTAATCTTTCGGAGTCATCAGCAACAACTATTTCTTTTGATTCTCTCGCTGTAGGTGGAACTGGTACTGCTGTTCCTGGTGCTCTAACTGGAGGAACATCACCTTATTCCTATACTACACGTTGGCAACGTTCATTCACAGGAACTGGTGGATGGTTTGACACAGGAATCACTGGCACAAGTTATACAGTTGTAAGTGCTGATTCTGGTTATTATGTTCGTGCAGTAACAACTGGTACTGATAGTACTCCTGGAAGTCAAGGCGGTCCTTTGACTCTTGAACTTCCCTCTGCTTCAAGTGGTCAGATCAATATCAATAGTGTTGCCACTGTTAATTCACTTACACTAACTGCAAATAACATTAATCCTAATAGATTTACTTCTGAAACATTCGATGTAACTGCTGTAATGGCACCTGAAGGTGTTCCAACAACAACTAAGAGTCTTAAGGTTGAGTTTGGTGGTTCACTGAATGCGTATCCACAAACTGATAATGTATCTAGTACTACAAGTGGTGATCCAATTGGAACTAATGTAAACCAAACATCTCTTGACGGCATCAAAAATGCTGGTGGTACATCTGGTTCAGCTTACTATAATTGGCACGCTCCATTGTTCTATAGTGGTTCTGGTGGCACTGGGTTTATAAACATGGCCCTGTATCATTCGAGTGGTTACTCTATGCAATTTTATTGGACCGATACATATGGTATCAGTAATGATCAACCATATAGTGGTAGTGCTCTGCAAAACCAACTTTCTTCCTATGGCCGATGGTATACAGACACAAGCCTCAACACATACAGGGACTGGTACCAAAACTCTGGTGGTGGCAATTCAGGACAATCTGTTTATCATGTATCAATGTATAAACCTGATTGTATCTTAATTCGAGGAAATCTAGGTGGATGGATGTTTATTGATAACTTCAGTCAGGTGAAGACTGATTCTACATTATCCAGATGGAAACCGATTGCTCAAAATAAAACAGTTACAAGTAATAATAAAATAGCATATGTTGATGCAGGTGGTGAGAAATATGCTGTTTTAGGTGCTAACAGTGAAATTTATGTGATGGAGGGAGACCTTACTGATTATAATAATTGTACTTCAACTACTGTTAATACAAGTACTCTGACTCCTAATAGTTCTTATACTAGTGTAGATTTTATGGGAGTATTTTCGCATGGAACCAAAGTTACAATAAGTTACAGATATTATTATAATAATAGTTATTATGTCTTCCGTTTTTATACTTGTGATTTTAGTGTAAATGATGGAACAAACATCTCTCATTGGGTGTTTAAACAAGAGTTTAATAGTGGTAGTTCTAATGGAATGTATACTGGATTAACTGCAGTTAATCCAGACAATCCCAACCAAATCTGGACAAATTTTGGTTATGATTTGTTCGTCTATAGTTCAAATGGTGGGGAAAGTTACAGTACAAGAGGTACTCCTTCACCACAAAATTGGCAAAGATCCGGTAATTTAAGGGGAATCACATGGCACCGTGGAAGACTTCTTGCTGTTATGACGGCAGATGCAACGTGGAATGGTAATGGAACCGGTAGTAATAACAGGTATTGGGTACTTGCCCAGTCTTCTGATACTGGAAATAATTGGACTGTTGCTCAGTATGATCCCACAAAGAGAAATGATAGTACTAGCACGAACAACATATACAATAATAATAATCCTAATAGCTTGATAACACCAACACATTATCAACCTCTCTTCGTAAATGGTGGTTGGATCTTTGCTGCTGGAAATGCCGCATATCATGGTAGTAGTAGTGCCTATTATTATTACAGAAGTGGACTATACATCAAAGACCAAGACACTGTTAACCTAGCAGGAACAACAAACCTCACTAATAATAGTATAAGAGAGGGTGATAAAGTCATTCAACCAGGAACTAGTCCTACGATTTCTGCATTTATTCTTGATATATCTGGATCCCAACTGAAATGTGCTGGTTTCAATAATGCTAGTGCATTTGAAAATGGTAAACCACTTCAAAATACAGTTTCATACTTTGGTGGATCTACATCTAAATTATATGGAGTAATGAATTCAGCTGGAAATGTAACTGATTTAGTGGCTAACGATCCTGGATCTGTAAATATGGGTTATAGTGCGAGTAATACAATCACAATGCCTGCCACATTCCCTTCTGGCAACAGTCCAGATTTTGAACTTCCTGCTGGAAGTACGATTAAAGCAACAGTAACTTTCACCAATACCTCTGGTATTGTTACAGCAACAAGTAATACTCTTACCCCCTCTTAATAACTATGGCTACTGACGAACAATTTGAAGCAGATAGTCTTCAATTTCAACAAATCAAAAATAGATTTGATAGTTACGAAGAAAGACGTAATAAAGTTGTCGCCAACAACTATGAGTTTTTACGTTCACAGGTAGAACCAGGATATACTCCAAAATATGTTTCCGGTTCTTACGTCAAACCTGATGTTGCTATCAATCATAACACTGAACTTGATGATTCTGATGGATATTGGAGAATGTGGTTCTTAAATTTGGAAACCGCACAATCAACAGTAGATGTTAGTGTGACTGTAACACTGTCTAATGAATCATCTGAAACTCTGACATCAACTGGTCTTGATGCTTCTGTTTCTTATACTGATTTCATTGATTCTTTTATTAGTGGTTTAACTTCTTCGACTGTTATTACATCACAAAGACATTGTGATACTTGTGTTAGATTTGATGTTGTTGAAGGAAGTGAAATTGAAATCACCAACATCACTGCATCGATAGATTAAATAATAAACAATTACTTGATGTAAATAACCTGATAAATAGTCTTAACGAAGGTAATCTAATAATCAGATGCCCCTTATTGGAAATCCCTATGTCATAGGGGACACTACAGGCAATTTTAAATTACTTGATGATGTATCGTCGTACACTCTGGCGTTTAACCCAGCTTTGGCGTTATCGATTGGCGCAGATACTATAACCGTTAATGATCATAGATTCATTACTGGACAGAGGGTTGTATATAATAATGGTGGTGGATCAAGTATTGGGGGATTAACCTCAGGTGATGCATATTTTATTATTAATAATAGTTTAAACACTATAAAACTAGCTGCAAATTATAATGATTCTTTATCTGGAAATTCTATAAATTTAACCGCAGGTGGAGTTGGAGCTAATCATACTCTTAATCTGGGGTTTGATGGATTCAATAAAAAATTTAGAGCGACTTTTGATAACGGGAGAAAATCTAGAGCAACCAGTGCCGCACAGGTCCTGATAACTATAAATGGTGTTCTTCAAAAACCACACCAAGCAGTAGTTCCCTCCGAAGGATTTGCACTTGAACATCCAAGTGTAATTTTATTTGCTACAGCACCAGCATCTACGGATATTTTCTGGGGAAATATAATTGCAAATAATTTCCCAACATATGATGTAACTGATCATAAGATTGATAATTTTGTAGGTAATGGATCTCTTACTGATTTTAATCTTTCTAAGATTCCAGCAAACAGTCAGAGTATTCTTGTATCTCTTGATGGTGTAATTCAAACTCCAACAGATGCTACTACCACAAGAGATTATGAAGTAATTGGTAATACTTTAGTATTTGTTAATCCTCCAGGAAATACTGTAAAAATTCAAGTAAGGCATCTTGGATTTGTTGGTGCGGTATCCAGTGATGTAACTGGATTTTATGGGAGAACTGGTAATGTAGCACTTAATAATACAGATAACATTGAGGTATTAACTGCCAAGATTGGTACAGGAACTACATTCACTGAAGATCTTGTAGTTCAAGGTGATGCTAGAGTAACTGGTATATTAACTATCGGAACAGGAACTATTGTTCTTGATGGTGACAATAATAATATAAATGTTGGAACAGCACTTACATTATCACACACTAACGGAGTTTTAGTTGGTAGTTCTAACCTTCACACCACAGGTTTAGGAGTTCAGAATTTTAATGTTTCTGGAATTTCAACATTTTCTGGACCAGTAAATTTAAATGGTTCTTTAAATGTCAATGGAATTTTTGATAGTGATGTAGTTTTTGCGAAAAATGTAAGTATAGGTGGCACACTTACATATGAAGATGTTACTAATATTGATGCAGTTGGTGTTATTACCGCAAGAAGTGATGTAAGCGTTGGTGGTAATTTCTCATCAGTTGGTATAACAACACTTGCATCATCTGGTGGTATCACTACAACTGGTGGTGATTTCTTTGTAGGTGGTAATGTTTCTGTTGCAGGAACCGTTACTGCTCTTGAATATAGAAAATCTGATGGTTCAGAAGTTAGCGGATCGATTGGCATTCAATCTGCCGGACTTTTAGTTGGATCTGCTGTTACTACACTGAATTTTATTGGTGTAGGAAATACATTTAAGTTTCATGAATCAACAAAGACTCTTGATGTAAGTATTTCTGGTGGTGGCGGAGGTTCAATTAGTATCAGTACTACTGCACCAGAGGAACCAGCATCTGGTGATTTGTGGTACAGTCCTGATTATGGAAGAATTTTCATATATTATGACGAAAGTGAAGTTGGTTATGGCAATGATGCACAGTGGATTGATGCTGCACCTTTCAATATGCCACCTCCTGATAGTAGAAGTTTAACCATAGGCAGAAGAACTGGTGCAAAAGTTATTAGTGTTGTTGGCATAGGACTTTCTATCTTCACACGTACTGGTATTGGCACTGCTAGCTTCTAAATAAATCATAAGGTAACGTAGAAAATGGCGAATCAAATCCCTCTAGTTTTTAATAATACAGTTAATCAGATACAAGAACTTCCTGCACTGGACAATCTTGATTTGACTGGTTGTGGGATTAGTGGTGCAACAGATATCGCCGCTAGTGGAACCATAACTGCTGGTGACTTCAACACTACATCTGATGAAAAGTTAAAAGATGATGTAAAGATCATAGAAGGATCATTAGATAAAGTAATTCAGATAAACGGAGTTTCATTTAAGTGGAAAGATAATGGTGAAGAGTGTTTGGGTGTTATCGCTCAGAATATAGAAGAGGTATTTCCACAACTCGTAAAACAAGGTGAGGATCATAAGACTGTAAATTATAATGGATTAATTGGTGTATTGATTGAAGCAGTAAAAGAACTTTCTGATGAGGTTAAAGAACTCAAAGGAAGATTGGATGAAAAATAATCATCGAATCATAAATACTGAAATAAGGGGGTAGTATAATACTGTGGCTCTAAATTTTCCCACTAGTCCATCTTTAGATCAGGTATATCACGATACTACATCTGGTTTCGCTTACAAGTGGAATGGGACAGTATGGCAGAGCCATAACCCATTTAATAGAATAGAGACTAAAAAGATAGATGATATTTCATCTGCTTTTAATGGAGTTGCTACTTCATTTAATCTTCTTTCGTCAGGTAATCCTGTAATATCATCACCAGAAGCTTTACGAGTTGTTCTTGGTGGTATCGTTCAAAATCCTGGTGTGGATTATACCTCTAATGCATCTACAATTACATTCACAACTCCTCCAGTATTTGGATTAACATTTTCTGCAGTTTTAAATGGTGGTTCCGTATCTTTTGAAACTTATACAGACGGATCAATCGCACCATCAAAATTATCTGCAGGGGGACCAAATTGGGATTCAACAGGTGTTTTAAGCACCACATCTATTTCCGTTAGTGCTGGCGCTACAATTAATGGAGGTGCTACAATAAATGGGGGCGCTACAATAAATGGATTAACATATCCCACTGTTGATGGAAATACAAATGAATTTTTAAAATCAGATGGTGCAGGTAATTTATCTTTCGGACCTGCAACCGGAGCATTTCTTACCTCAGTTGTTGAAGATACTACTCCTCAACTTGGTGGAAATTTAGATCTTAATGGTAATAGCATTACAGGGACTGGTGGTATTAATTTCACTGGTGACGTTACCTTTACAGGAACCACTAATATCACTGGTAATGCAAATATCTCTGGTGTAGTTACAGCAACAGATTTCAATTCATCATCTGATATTAATTTGAAGGAAAATATTAATCATATTGAAGATCCTGTCATGAAGATTATGTCCATAAGTGGTGTTACTTTTGATTGGAAGGACACTGGAAAGTCTTCAGTTGGAGTTATTGCCCAGGAAGTTGAGGGCGTGCTTCCACAATTAATTGGAGAGTCTGATGGAAATAAGACAGTAAATTATAATGGACTGGTTGGACTGCTCGTAGAAGCAGTTAAGAATCTGACGATGGAAGTTGAACATCTACGAGAAGAATTGAGGGACAGTATAAATAAATAAAATAACCGCCGAGTGTATTCACGAAGATGGCAATCAAAGTAGGGGGAGTTACCGTCGTTGATGACGGTAGAAATCTATCTAATATAAGTGGTGGTGCTATCACTGGTATTCAGTCTGGAGGGACTGCTATCGGTGCCGGTGCTACCACTTTAAATTTTACTGGAAGTGGTAACCAGGTTACTTACAATTCTGGAACAAATACTATTGATATTACTATCGCTGGAAGTGGTGGTGGTGGAGGCGGCGGCGGTGGATCCGCTGGAATTAGAACTGAGATTGCATATTCGAATTCAGCTAATATAACAACAAATCAAGATTTTACTGTTGATGATACTAATTATTTTGTTGCCGGACCAATATCAATAGCGAATGGTGTAATTGTTAATGTTGGAACTGCCAGCACGTTTAGAGTACTCTGAAAAAATTATTAAAAAGGAAAAATGTCAAGAATTAATGTAAATACCATTTCCGGAATTGGTGGCACACACATTCAACTTTTGCATGGTGCTGTTGGAGATGCTTCTAGATTAACATTTCCACCAAACATTATTGCATTTAATCCGGAAGTTTTAAGTAGCAATTCTGAAATTAACACTAATATTACCTTTACATTTAATACTAATATTGAATTTAGTAATGTTCCTGGTGACATTAAATTGAGATCAGGTTCTTCTAGTGGAAGTGTAATTGAAACTTTCACCACCGGATCATCCTCAAGACTAACAATTGCTGCAAATACACTTACTATTGATCCAACCAATGATCTTATTCATGATACAACTTACTACGTTGAATTACCTAGCGTAGGTATAGCTAATACTTTTGGAGCCCACTATTCAGGATCAAATACATATCACTTTAGAACTAAAGTAAATGATTTCGAACTAGTTGGTGGTAATTATAGCTTCAACAGAATGGATCCTACTTCACCAACAGGACTTTACAGATATCACGTTTTTACTGGAAGTGGTAGCTTTACTATCAATAAACCAATGAATTCGGCGGTTGATCTGACTTATATGTTAATCGCTGGTGGAGGAGGAGCAGGTGGTGGGTATAGTCCTAGTTATGCTGCCGGTGGCGGCGGAGGTGCTGGTGGAATGTTGAATGGTTCAGGACCTACACTTTCTATGCCTGGACCAAACCCATATACTGTTACCATTGGTGGCGGCGGTCAAGGTGGACCATACAGTAGTTATAATCCCGAACCAACTGGTAAAGGCACTAATAGTGTTCTTAGTGGTCCAACAGGAACTGTCATAACAGCTCAAGGTGGTGGTGTTGGTGGAACAGGATACCCATCAGATTCTACTTGGGGACCAGGAAAACCTGGTGGTTCTGGTGGTGGCGGTGGGTTGGGAAGTCCCACTTATCCAACTCAACCTAGTTATCCAAATAGGGGAAATCTTGCTTGGCCTGGCGGTAATGGGGTTCCTGGACAAGGAAATAGTGGTGGTAGATCAAGTTTTGCTTATACTCCGACTTATGGTCACTGGATGAATGGTGGCGGTGGCGGCGGTGCCGGTGGTGGAGGTGGAAATGGAACTTACTCACCATGGCCTGGACCAGGATATTGGCCTAATTATCCAAACAATCCAAACTGGAATACTAAAGGTGGTGATGGTGGACCAGGAAGACCAATTCCTGCATTTGCTGGACCTAATTTATTAGGATATTTGCCAGATTCAGTATATCCAATGAATTTACTTGTGAATGCTAATAGTAACGGAATTGGTCCCAATGGATATTGGAGCGGTGGTGGAGGCGGCGGAGCACCGCATTCCGTTCCATTTTCTAGAGGTGGTGCTGGTGGTGTCGGCGGCGGCGGACATGCTTCTTGGTTTAATACTACATCTCAACATCCTACTCCAGCTTCAATCCAACCAGAATGGCCAAGACCTTCTCCTCATCCATACCATGGAAATCCTGGATGGGCTAACACAGGTGGTGGAGGTGGTTCAAGAGGAGGTCCAGACCCAAGTACTTACACTAGAGGTTCTGGAGCTTCCGGAGTATTCATGGTTCGCTACGCTATCGTGGAGAATTAATTATGGCACATTTAGAAGTAACAGCAGTATCGGGAATTGCCAGTGGTTCAAGTTACCTACCTGTATATTTTGAAACTGGCGTTGCAGGTGATGGAAATCACATGTCTTTTACTCCAGAACTACTATCTTCCAATCCACCAGCGTTTGCAACAAATGTAGACGTAACATCTAATATTTCTTTCACTTTCAATCAAAATATAGAATTAGTACCAAATGGAATAATTGAAATTCGCTCCGGATCAAATAACGGAACTTTAATAGAATCATTTAATACAGGTATTTCTGGTGCCTTGAGTGTCAATGGTGACACATTAACAATTAATCCATCTAATGATCTGAGTTTTTTTACTGATATATTTGTTGTTCTTCCTTCTGTTGGAATTGCAAATACCTTTGGTGCCTCATATTCTGGAGTATCAAACTACAGTTTTAAAACTCAATACCAGCAGTTAAATGCTACTGGTGGAACTCATACATTTCCAAGGTCTAATCCTTCTTCACCAACTAATTACTATAAGTACCATGTATTTCTAGGTACTGGTAATTTACAAATGAACGTCCCTAGCAAATCTAATCCCGACTTCAGAGTTCTTGTTGTTGGTGGAGGAGGTGCTGGAGGTAATGGTTATAGTCCTAGTTATGCTGCCGGTGGCGGCGGAGGTGCTGGTGGTGTTCTTGAAGGACCTGCTAGCTCTTTTGTTGATATTCCTTCAGGAACTCACACGATTTCAGTGGGTGGTGGTGGAGCTAGAGTTCCTTATAGTGGTAGCACCTATGATCCTCAATATAGTGGAAATCCATCAAAAATTGGTAATATAAGCGGATTAGAAGCATTTGGTGGTGGTCATGGAGGAGTATATGATCCGACTGCATACCGTGCTACGCCTAGTGGTGGTTCTGGTGGTGGAGGATGGGGAGGACCATCTCCTTCAGCCTCACAAATAGGATATATACCTCCTGCGCAGGATGGACCTGCGAAGGGATTTCTAACGAGGAAAGGTGGATATTCTTACCCCACTCAAGGAAATCCAGGTGGTATAGCGGCTAAAGGATATAATCCAAACTATGGAGATTATTATGGAGCTGGTGGTGGCGGAGGTGCTGGACAAGTGGGTGGTAATTCAACCTATCCAACATGGCCTGGACCAGGATATTGGCCATCATATCCAAACCATCCAAACTGGAGATGTGTGAGTGGAAATGGAGGAGGTGGAAAAGCTTGTCCTAATTTCTCAAATCCAATCATCGGACCTTATTGTCCTTTGATTCCGAGTCCATCTAAAAGTGAGATTGGTCCACAAGGATATTATGGCGGCGGTGGTGGCGGCGGCGCTCCTGATATTCCATGGGTTACATCTGGAAATGGTGGTGCCGGAGGCGGCGGACATGGTGGATTTGTTAATTGGCCACCTTCAAGTTATCCCTACACCCCATCACCGTTTTCACCAAATGTTTCCCCAAATTATAATGCTGAGGATGGATATGTTCATTTAGGTGGAGGCGGTGGCGGTGGATGTTCGCCAAATCCAAGTAATTATAATATAGGTGCAGGTGGATCTGGTATCGTTATTGTCAGATATGCAATTCCTTCAACTTTAGCTTAATTAAAAATGTCTGAAATTAGAGTAAACACAGTTATATCTTCGGCAGAGCCAGGTAGAAAGGTTCATTTTGAAAATGGTCTATCTGGAATAGGTAGTCATTTGAGTTTAGCACCAGAGATAACTAATTTTTCTCCTGAAGGTAACGCATTTGAAGTTCCTTTAAATACAAATATTGTATTCACTTTTGATCAAGATATACAATTTTCGAGTGTGCCTGGTGATATTGAGTTGAGAATTGATAGTGCTGATGGTGAATTGATAGAATCCTTTACTACAGGATCTTCTTCAAATCTCAGCATCTCTAACAATGTATTGACTATTAATCCTACGGATGATTTATATTCTAATAATGCTTATTATATTATAATACCAACACCAGCTATATCTAATAGTTTTGGTGTTCCGTTTAAAGGTATTAATAAGTATAAATTTACCACAACAAGAACTGGATTTGTAATAACTGGTGGCACACATACGTTTACAAGAAGTGATCCGCAATCTCCTACAGGATCTTTTAAGTATCATGTATTTACCGGAACAGGTCCTCTTGTTTTGAATTCTCCTGGAGGAACTTCACCTTCATCTGCCATGCTACTTGTTGGTGGAGGCGGTGGCGGTGGTTCATATCCTGGTAATTATCAAGGAAGCGGCGGCGGAGGCGGCGGTGGATTTATTAAAGAAAATTCTATATCAAAACTATCGAGAGGTTCTTATACTGTCACTATTGGATCTGGAGGAATAGGACATAGACCCACATCTAGTAGTTATGGTCAAAGCGGAGAAGATAGTATAGTTGCAACTCCTACCGGAACACAAATTTTAAAGGCCAAAGGTGGTGGCGGTGGATATTTTCAAGAACCTTATTCACCTGAAGGACAACGAAAAGGTGGTTCTGGAGGTGGACGTAATGCGGGACAACCTAGTCCACAACAACCACAGGCTAGATTTGGATCACCTGGTTATATCGGTCAAGGAAACCGTGGTATGGGTAATAATTCTGGTAGCCCACAACCATATCATTATATAGTAGGTGGTGGTGGTGGTGGCGCTGCTATTGAGGGTGGTGCTAGTGCTACATTCAATGCACCAGGAACTCCATATGGTTCAGGAAGCAGGGGTGGTTTTGGGGGTTCTGGTTCTCCTGCACCAGAGTTTAGATCACCAGAAATCGGTCCAAGTTCACCAACAATCCCACCATCTTCACGAACTAAAATAGGAAGTCAGGGTTTATATGGCGGTGGAGGTGGCGGCGGTGCCGGTGGTCCATGGCCTAGTTACCCAACACCAGCTTTTACTGCGGGTGCAGGCGGTCCTGGTGGTGGTGGGCATGGTTCAAGAGTAAATCCATCATATTCACCTTTTGGGGGTCCACTAATGACTCCAACTAGTCCTGAACCCGCATTCCAAGGTCCAGATAACTTTGCTCAACCTGGATATCAATGCACAGGTGGAGGTGGTGGTGGATCTCCTGGTCCATATGGAACTTACTATGCTGGTAATGGTGGTAGTGGAATCTTTGTAATTAGATATTCTGTTTAAATTTTCTAAATAACTAAACGATAAACTTAGATAAATGTCATCAACTTTAAGAGTTAATTCACTAACTAATGCCGATGGGACAGGTGCTGTAAATTTCCCTCATGGGATTACTGGTGACGGTTCTGGTTTGGATTTTAATCCAGAAGTGATTGGATTTAATCCGGATTTATTCAAATCTGGAGTTGCTGTTGATACCAATATAACTATATCCTTCAATCAAAATATTCAATTCTTTGGCACTGGAACTATAGAAATTAGACAAGGTTCTTCCAGTGGAAGTATAGTTGAAAGTTTTGCTATTACTAGTGGGAGTCCTGCCTCTGGATTGTCTATTGTAAATAATCAATTAATTATAAATCCAACTGCGGATTTAGCTATTAATACTACTTTTTATATTGTTCTTCCATCTCAAGGAATTTCTAATACTTCTGAAGTTTTTTATGCAGGATCAAACCACTATGCATTCACCACAATAAGTGAAACATTTAGCATGAGTGGTGGTAATCATGAATTTATTTCTGCAAATCCTTCATCACCAACAGGATTTTATAAGTATCATATATTTACTGGAACATCTGCTATTTCATTATCTGCACCATCAGCAAATGCAACGGACTTTACAAGTCTATTTGTTGCTGGCGGTGGCGGTGGTGGTGGATATCCTAGTAGCTATCGTGCTGGTGGTGGCGGCGGCGCTGGAGGATTGCTTAAGAGAACAGGACCTCAACTTGGAATACCTGCAGGAGATTATACTGTGGTGGTTGGTGCTGGTGGACAAGGAATGGGATGGAATCCTACTAACACAAATGGTCAAGATACTGTAATATCACCACCTACTTCACCAACAACTTATTTAATTAGAGCGGTTGGTGGTGGTGCTGGTGGATATCCAGCATATAATCCCTCACCTCCACACTATCAGGGAATGCCTGGTGGTTCTGGTGGTGGTGCTTACTCCGAATCTACACCCAATCAATCAACCATGCCATCTTTATCGCAAGGCGGCAGTGGTTTTACTGGTCAAGGAAATCCAGGTGGCGGAAATATGTTCCATTCCCCTCCTGGTTATTGTCAGGTAGGTGGAGGTGGCGGCGGTGCCGGTGCGCCTGGTACAAGAGGCTTTACCGATACCAATAATTATCCTACTTCTAATTATTATTATGGTGGAACTGGCGGTGCTGGGATACAAGTTTCTGAATTTCCATTTACTGAAATTTTCTCCCCTGGAGTTATTCCAGAATCAGATTTTCCAAGTGATACATTAGAACGTTCTGAAAATGGTTACTTTGCTGGTGGTGGCGGCGGTGGTGCATCACCACCACCATCAAACCATTACCGTGGGCAAGGTGGTATAGGTGGTGGTGGAAACGGATCTGGTAATTCAGCTCCAGTTCCTGTAGGACCACCAGTTTATACCCCATATCCTGGACATCCTACTTCAACCAACTATGCACAAGATGGTGCTGCTCGACTTGGTGGTGGCGGTGGTGGTGGAAGAAATTCTGTCCCATCATACCGTGGTGGCAGAGGTGGTTCGGGTGTCGCTATGATTAGATACGCATACCCAGCGGATCTGGTATAATAAATAAAAACAAGAGAGGTACTTACTTAAAATGGCTCATTTTGCTGAATTAGATTCAAACGATGTTGTAACAAGGGTTATTGTTGTTGCAAATAGTGATACTGCCGATGCAAGTGGTGTTGAAGATGAAGCAATTGGAATTGCTTACTTGAAAGGTCTTTTTGGTGAAAACACTAAATGGGCTCAAACTTCTTACAACGGTAATATCAGAGGAAGGTATGCTGGAGTAGGATTTACTTTTGATAGTGAAAATGATCTATTCATTCCACCACAACCATATCCTTCTTGGATTCTTGATGCAAATACAAAGGAATGGAAAGCACCAATGCCAGAACCTGAACTGACTTCGGGCATGATCGAGAATGGACAAATTTGGTTGTGGGATGAAGAAAATGGAGAATGGAAAGAAAGTGAAGCAATTGTAGCTCCTCCAGCAGAATAATAATTGACATAAAGTCATTATTGAACTATAATTAAAATTGAACAATAGGAGTGTGAAAATTGGCATTTCAGAGTGTTTGGTACTTCAGTGATATTCCTGAAGACATTGTCACTATTTTAGAAAAAGATCTTGCCGATACTTTTGATAAAGAGATGGGTGACTCTCGTCTTATGGGAGATGCACTGAATAAAGATAAAAGAAATTCAAAGAATGCATGGGTGCCAACCACTCATTGGTTGGGTGGTTTCATGTGGCATTATATTGAACGTGCAAATCGTGAAAACTTTTTGTATGATCTGAGATGTATTGATGGTGAATCCATGCAGTATACTCAATATGGTCCTGGACAGTTTTACAGTTGGCATAATGATTCTGGTCTTGCAGGTCATTATAAACCAGAAACTGTTGGTAATAGAATGGAAGGGAGAGCAAGTGACTTTGTTAATGAAAATACTGAACTGGTTCGTAAACTTTCATTTGTTCTTCAACTTTCTGATCCTGATGATTATGAAGGTGGAAACCTTCAATTGCTTGATGAGGCTGGGAAAGGTTACTTTGCACCACGTAAACGAGGAACTGTAATTTTATTTGATTCTCGAACACAACATCGAGTTCTCCCTGTTAAATCTGGTCTCCGTAAATCTATCGTTGGTTGGACTGTTGGTCCTCGTTGGAAGTGAGGTAAATCATGGCAGAAGCAATGACTTTAGAAAGTCTTCAAGCGCAAGAGTTTCATAATACTGGAACTTCCTGGACTAGGAACGAACAGTTTGAAAAGGATGGATATCTTGTAGTAAAAGATTTGTGGAATGTTGAGGAACTTCTTCGTCCAGTTCCAGAAGAAAGGGGGCAAATAAACTATTGGGGCACTAAACCCGATCAGTTTAATTTTACACCTCTTGAAGGACAGGTAGAAGGTTCACTAGCTGTTTATACGCATCCGCAATATAAACATATTCATACTGGTATTCGTCTTAAGCTTGAAGAGATTATCGGTAGAAAATTATATAATACGTATTATTATGATAGATTTTATTTTGCCGGACAAGAATTAACAATTCATGCTGATAGAGATGCTTGTGAAATATCTGTTAGTGTACACATCAGCACTAACCTTGATGAGTGTTGGCCACTTTGGATTAAAACTCCTGATACCTACAATGAAGATAAATCAGAAGTTCTAAAAGGTGGTGAGAAACGCTCAGTTTGTTTGAATCCTGGTGATGGTATGATTTACAAAGGATGTGAAAGACCACATTGGCGTGAACCACTTGTGTCAAGACATACCGGTAATCATTTTATTCGTAAACTAAATCAAGAGGATGATACTTTCTATCATCAAGTATTCTTTCACTATGTACTTGCTGATGGAAAACGTGCCCATTGTGCATATGATATGGCGAGGTAATTATGAAAACACTTGAAGAAATTTTTGGTGATGTAAGTTTGATTGGTCAAACTCCAAATATGATCATGTCTGTACAACTTCCCGATAGAATTTTCGGTGAAGTTGAGAGTTGGATTGAACCTTGTCGGTCAATTAAAGATGATGAATATGCAGAACTTTTGAATCATCGTAACGTTGGTACAGGACACAATTCATATCAAACTGGTATTGCTAAAAAGTATATTGATAATAGTTATTTCTTAGGTTATACTATTCAGCTAGCTGAATTATACTTAAAAACTATTAAACATCCATTGAGACAACCGATGGGTGATTATAATCGTTCTGTGGCAATGAGAGATAGTCCTGGTCATTATGATGGATATGATATTTGGATGAATTTCACATATAAAGGTGATGATAATCCAATCCATAACCATGCAGGAGATTTTTCCTCTATCATCTATGTTAAAGATGATGATTGTCAACCAACCATTTTCCCAAGTATTAATTACGTACATAATCCAAAGGTGGGTGAAATGCTACTTTTCCCTGCACCACTGATGCATGAAGTTAATGTAAAGCAAACTGAATCTGAGAGAATAACAGTTTCTTATAATTTAATTCTTGTAAATTACGACAACAATAATACTGGAGGATACTGATATACACCGAGCAGTAAAATGCTCGGTTTTTTTATAAATATCTAAAAAGCACATATAATGTCTCAGACAAGAGCGCAATTATTATCTCCTGTTGGTATTTTTACTGGTACGGGTATCAGTATAAATGGCATTATTACTGCTACTAGCTTCGTAGGAGATGGTTCTGGTCTCATTAACGTTGCCGGTGGTGGCGGAGGTGCTGGATCACTAATTGTAAAAGATAGTGGCACTCTTGCTGGAACTATCGGAACTATTGATTTTGGATCCGGTCTTGATGTTACTGATGCAATATCGGGTATAGTCACAGTTTCTGCCACTGATACTGATACACTTTATTCTCAGTCAGCAGTTGCATCTGGTGATGATGTTAATTTAAGATTATCTGGCACTGACTCAACCACTGATGATCTATTGATAACGGCAGGTGACAATATAACTATTACATCAGTAAACTCTAATGGTTTTACAATCAATAGCACATCTGTGGAAGCAACTAAAGTTTTAACAATTGGTGTTAGGACAGGTGCTGCTGTTTCATTTGGACTACCTTCCAGCACATTTAATGTTATTGGAAGAAGTGGGAACAACATTCCCATCACAGTATAATACTAAATAGATAAAAATAGTTCTTTAAAATGGCTGATAGGTTTCCACTAATTGCCAATACTAGTGCTAACCAGATACAAGAGATTGGGTCTGGAGATAACTTAGACTTAACGGGAAATAATATAAAAGGTGTTTCAAACGTTGAAGCTATCAGCATCAACGTTGCTGACAACATCAGCGTTTCTGGAGTATCAACTTTTGCCGGGCAAACTTTTATTCCTAATATCGCTGGAGTATCTACATTTGCCTCTGATGTAGATTTAAGTTCTAATCTTACTGTTAGTGGAGCAACTAACTTAAATCAATTGTCAGTCACGGGCGTGACAACAATTGGAGGTTTAACATTTGCTGCCGATGGAAATAATACTGAACTAACGGAAGATAATGGTTCTATAATTATTAATCAACCAGAACTTCATCACGGTGGATCAAAAAAACTTGAGACCACCAACTCTGGAGTTACCGTAACTGGTGGTATAACAGCAAGTTTATTTACTGGTAATGGTTCTGGATTAACAGATGTTGTTGGTCAAGGATCTGGTGTTCAGGTTAAAGATGATGGTAGCACTGTAGGCGTTGCTGCAACAATTAATTTTGGTGGAAACTTATATGTAAGTGCATTATCTAATGGAGCTGTAACAGTTACTTCTGGTGGTATTGATTCTGGATATTTTGAACTTAATAATGTAGGTATTCACACATTATCCCGTGTTGGTGTTGGAACTGACAATCCAACTGTTCCTTTAGAAGTTCTTGGAAATATTAAATCTTCTGCTACAATATCGGCACAAGATTTTAATACAACATCAGATCAAAGTCTTAAAGAAAACGTAGAAAATATTGTTGGAGCACTTGATAAACTAAGTCAGATTAGAGGTGTAAGTTTTGATTGGGTTGGACGTGAAGAATCTTCGATGGGTGTGATTGCACAGGAAGTTGAATCTGTATTCCCAGAAATAGTTTCAACCACGGAACCAAAACAGGTAAATTATAATGGATTGATTGGTGTTTTAGTTGAAGCAGTTAAGGAGTTGAAGTTGGAAAATGATTTATTGAGAGCACAAATTCACGATGTTATGAACACAATCAATAGTTAGGTAATTTCAGATGGCTTTTACTAAGATATCTGGTGCCGGAATATCATCAGAAGCACCAGTTATAATCAATAATTTAATTGGTGTAGGTGCTAAACTATCTGGAATTGTTACTGCTGCATCATATCATGGTGATGGATCTTCTTTAGATGGAATATCTGTAGCTGGTATTGACACAACTGCTACTTCAGTATTCAATAGTGTTAATTTTGATAATGCGATTTCAACTGGAAATTTAAATATTGGTGGCAACTCAATCTTTACTGGTATTGTTACAGTAACTGGATTGTTGGATGCTACTCTCAATGGCAATGTAATTGGTAATGTTACTGGTAATGTCACTGGTAATTCTGATAGTGCTACATTAGCAACCAACGCTCAAGGACTTACAGGATCACCTAATATAACTGTTGGCGACATAGTTGCAGATAATATCTCAGTTATTAATACTATAACATATGAAGATGTAACTAACGTAGATTCTGTTGGTATAGTTACCGCCAGAGGTGGTTTTGATATTGGTATATCTTCTAGTGGAACTTTAATTAATAATGGTCCAATAAAGGCATTGAATTTTGTAGGGACAGGAAATACTTTTGCTGTTCGTGGAACAACTGTTGACATCAGTATTGAAAGTGGTTCTGGTGGAGGGGGTGGAGGTAGTGGATTATCGGATGATGATCATTTAAATAAGACTCTCTTCATAAATTATTCTGGATTTGATTCTAATACCACTATTGGTTCTCCACAAAAATTTGGGGAAGTATTTGCACATGATGAGATATTTGTTGATATTGAAGATGGTGTGACTGTATCGATTGATGAATCATGTGTTCTAGATATTACATCAAAGGATGATTTTGATATTGCATTCTTTGCTAATGGAGCATCTGCTACAAATATTATGAAGAAAAATGGTTTTGAAGATAACATTAGAAGTGTATTCAGTTCTAATATTCATTTGACTGGTAAAGCCAAGGTTGGTTACGGCAAAATTCCTCCAGAAATTCAAGATATAGTTTCATACGATATTGAACCTGGAGTACAAGTCACTGTTGATGAAGGTGGACTCCTTGCATTATAAATAATTTCTAGCAAAAACCGTCACGACAAAAACGAATGTCTACATTAAGAGTCGATAATATAAAATCGAGGACGGGTTCGGTTGTAACTGTTCCCGATACAAATACACTTGCAGTGACGGGTATTGTTTCCGTTACAAGCGGTGGTGCTATTACAAATGCAGGTAACTTAACTAACACTGGTAACTTAACTAACACTGGTGATTTAAGTGTTGGTGGTAATGCAACAGTTTCTGGATCACTGGATGTAACTGGTGGTGGAAACTTTAGTACTACTGGTATTATCACTGCTGGATCACTTAATGTTGGAACACTTACCCAAGAAAATGCTGCTTTTTCTGGTGTTGTAACTGCCACAGCATTTAGTGGAGATGGTTCTGGACTTACAAATGTAGGATTATCAACCACTGGAATTTCAACAGGTGTTGGATTGCATGTCGTTCCTGTTGGTCAAACTGCTGGTTCTTACGGTGAGGATCTTGTTGTTGTTGGTGATGCTAGAGTTACTGGCATACTTACAATTGGAACTTCTTCAATCGTACTTGATCCTTCAAGCAGATCCTTATCTCTCCATACAGATACGGTAATTCGTAGAAATAATCATTCGGGAGAAATTGAGTTTGTTGATGCATCTAACAATCCTAAAAAGATTGTTGCAGAAGAACTTACTCTCGGTACCGGTGCTAACGCTACCAAGTTAAAAAGAAAAGGCAAAAAATTAGTTATTGAAACAGGTGATGGTACAGGTGGTGTTAGTATCGGTAAATCTTGGACAGTTTTACCATCAGGAATTACAACAAATCTCTCCATAAATAGTTACTACTTTGTTGATACATTAAGTGGTGTTGTTAATGTTAAATTACCACAAACTCCAGAAGTTGGGGACTTTGTGGTAATTGCAGACCACACGGGAGGATGGGGAATTACTAGTTGTGTGGTAGCACCTCATGCTTCAGCAACAGGTGGAGCAACTTATATTCATGGATCAACTGAAACTTTAGAAGCAAATGTTAAATTTGCTACTGCTACATTAACATTTACAGGAATTTCTACAGTAGGCTGGTTAGTAAAATGACAAAACTCTCAGGATTAATCGGATTTGGTGCTGGTTCTGGTGGTGCAGGGGACTCTCGTCTTACATCTTTCCCAGATTCAATAAAACTGGGTTCATTCTCAACTGATGGCACTGCTCAGGGATACAACTTTCAAGATTCAAATATGGATGCATATGCGCAACCGTTGCGTATTAGGGGTTTTGATACCAGTAGTGATGCATTTGTAGCGTATAATGTTTCTACAAGACAGAGTAGCTCACCCGGATCTGGCAACCACTATCATGGATTATGGTTATTTTCTATTGATCAAACAACTGGTGTGCCTTCGTTTGCAGACTATACTAGTGCATTGAGTAGTAATAGTCCTTATGACTATTCAACTTTTTCTAGAGCTTCTGACGAATGGAGTGGTAGATATTGCTATATGGGTAATATTCCACGACAAAGTAGTCCTGCCCACCAGCAGGGTTATAACGCATATAAAATAAACTGGAATGGTTCCAGTGTTAGCACTAGTGGAACTTATAGTAACAATAGCTCCTATTCAGCCAACGGTAATTCAGGTGAGCATAGTTTTTATCTAGAACCATCTGAGAGAAGAAACGGGGGAGCAGTAACTCATATTTGTACCGGTAACAGTAGCGGTAATGCTGCTGCCATGGAATTTAGATATTCATATAGTGCCTCTAGTTTATCTAATCAGTCTGTCTATAATCCAGTATATACTAGTAGCGTTACCTCTACAAATCGTAATGTTAGACATTTTTGGCAATGGGATCAAGGTTCACAACCTTATTACGATGTTTTTCATAGTATGCCAAATGGCATCCTAGCGAGAACTAGAGGCAGTAATAGTTGGGGTATTGTTCAATCAGGATCTCATGATCTACGGAGTTGTGTCTTTCATTTGAGCACTGGTAAATGTGTATTGTATTATGATGGAAATCAGTATTTAATCGACACTTCCGGGACTAAAACTCAAATTACATCAAATATAGTCGGCTGGTTAGGTGCTTGCCGTGGAGCTAGTTATGGTGCTTCTACTCACGCTTGGAACATTGGTCAAGATGAATGGATTCTTAATACTTCAGGAGGATTATGGCTTAAATGGAAATTTGATCCTAATACTGGACAGCTTGATAAAGCATCTCAAGTCATTAGATCTGATGATGCATTTTATGAAACTTTAGATCAGAATTCTCATTATAAAACCGGTTTAAGAAGTCAAAATTTGGGTTATTCACACCAAACGTTTACATATGGCACCAATAATAGTAGTGGACCGGGATATGGTAATAACAAATTAGTTTACATTGGTGGAACACAATATAAATTATACGTCAAAACTTATGACCTTCAATTAATAATTGACAAATTAGAGTACCTTAGCTAGGAGAATTATGGCTTACAGTTCAATGGCAGATTTGCGTGCTGCACGCGATTTAGCACTTAAAAATTCTGATTTTTATGTTCTTCCAGATTATAAATTTACTGGAGAATTTGCAGATGAAAATAAAACATTAATCATGTTGTACAGACAATACCTTAGAGATCTTCCTTCGGAAGTGGATGAGAATGACCTGACTGGAGTAGAGTTACCAGTATTTCCAGAACTTCATCCCAGAGCTGTAGTAGAATAATTATGCTATAATAATTGAAACATTTTATTTAATATGAAATTTTTAGTATATTCAAAAAATGGATGTCCTTATTGCTATAAGGTGAAACAAGTGTTAGAATTAACTGGTAAGCAATTTGTTGAGTACAAACTCGGCAGAGAGTTTACGGGTGAAGAATTTTATGATAAATTTGGAGAGGGTGCTACCTTCCCACAAGTTCTTTGTGATGATCGAAAGTTAGGAGGATGTGTTGACACCATTCAGTTTCTCAGAGAAGAAAAAGTTATTTAATCAGGGCATAAATAAAAATAACACCCGTGAAGTGAATCGCGGAGTTGAACTTATTCTTAATGGAGGCAAGAAGAAGCAACCTAAACCATTTCACATAATCTTTGAAAAGATGGTTTGCTTCTTCAAAAGGGAAGTAACTATCTATTTTGAGTTTTCCTTAGAGACTAGGAAAAAAAGTTAGATCCCAGAGGTAAGAACAATGTTAGCAGTAAGTTTAGTCTTCGGTTCATTTTTGACGATTCTGTTTCTTGTAGTGGGACTGATAGGAGGTTGGACTGCTAGAGAATATATGATGAACTATCGGGAAGTACCCAGACCTCACCCCGAGATGTTTGATAATCAAGGAAACTTGATACCAGATGAGGTTATTGCATTCAATTTTGAAAACTATTATGACGACAGCGAAGAGAACGACGACAACGAGGGCTAAAAAAACTGTTACTACCCGCAAGAAAGCGACACCAGCCCCATCAATTCCAGATCTTCCAAACAATCCTTTTATTTACGAAGTTCTGGATGTAATTTCCAAGCAGAGAAGTAAAGCGAAGAAAATTGAAGCACTTAAAAAATATGAAGCTCCAGTTTTAAAAGCACTGTTTATTTGGAATTTTGATGAAAGTGTTATCTCGGCACTCCCTGAGGGTGATGTTCCTTATGCAGCACTTGATAAAGAAAGTGGATTTAGTGGCACTCTATCTGAAAAGATTGCAGATGCTGTTAGTAAAATGGAAGAACTTGATACTCGTTCTCTTGGTGCTAACGATCAAGGAAGAACGACTATTCGTGCTGAATACAGAAAGTTATATAATTTTATCAAAGGCGGCAATGACTCTTTGAGTATGTTGCGTAGAGAAACAATGTTTATTAACATTCTTTCAGGTCTTCATCCATTAGAGGCAGAAATTCTTTGCCTATGTAAAGACAAAAAACTGAATACAAAATATGATCTCACAAAAGAGATTGTTGCAGAAGCATACACTGACATTCAATGGGGAGGTCGTTCTTGAAAATTATGAAAATGATTCATGAAAATTGTGATCCAGAATTGGCAAATGATAAGACACTGCCAAACAATGCATTTATAATTGAATATAAAGTTGATGACGTATCCTACTTTGATATTGTTGCAGCAGCAAAGCAGTCAGAAATATTCGACCACTACTATGATAAGTACAAGAGTGGTTTCGTTACCATGAAGCAAGCGGAGGGTAGGATTAGTCCCAAGTTGTGGGGTAATGAACCACCCAAAAACAAAAAGAAGAAGTGATTTCCCAGATAGGGCAAAAAAATTTCGCCAAAATTTTTTAGTTCTTAAGATTTTGTAAAATTGTATCACAAATTACATAACTGCTTGACTACATAGGGTATAGGAGTTATAATACTCTAGTACGTTCATCTCATGCTCAGTATCTTACTGGCATTGACCCTTGCCCATCATGATGATGGCAACCCCTATGGGTGGCACATGAGTTGTGAAAGGTTCTTACAGAGACGAGTAGAAATCCAAGCAGATCCTAATCTTGACCTTAGGTCAAAGTTAAATCTAATTAGATATCTTAAGTCAAAAGTAGAAGGTCAATGTGAGGGGACATTTACATGAGACGCAAGTAAGTCGCGGAACGGAGCGTTCATCCCATGTTTGAATTTTTACTTTACTCTGGTATTCACTGCACCGATGCTAAGGATATGATCCAACGTATCGAAGCAAATGATAGAGTAAGTAAAATTGTTCAGACTGAGGTGATTGAGACCGTAAAGGAATCAACACCTGAGTGCAACTGGGACGCAAACGACTGAAGGAACGGGAAACTCGGATCACCCACAAGGGTTAAAGGAGAAAAATCACCCAACTTCAGGAGTAAAAAATGAACACACTCAATCTCATCAAAAAGCAAATCGATAAGCAGTCTGCACTGCATGACGCACAGATTACTCACACCGCATATCGTGGTGTAAAGTGTGAAGTTCGTAAAGCAGCACAGGAGTCTCACGGCACCTTCTGCTATCGTGGTCGTACTTACACCAAATGAGGCAATCATGGAAGCACTACAAATCACAAGTGTAATCACCTTGGCATGTATTGCTGGAATGTCTTTAATTTATGGTGAAATCCTTCTACTACAAAAAGGTTGAGGGGTATTAAATGCTGAAGATCAAACTTTATTATGATCTTCCAGAATACGATCCAGAGGTTCACGATCCTGATAGTGTCTTTAGACTACTAACATATCGTGGAGTAACATATGCCAAATTGGTTTATCTTAAATCTAAAGGCATACAAAATTGGAAAGTTTTCAAGAGAGGTTAAGAAACCTCTCTTTTTTTGTACTTATATTAAAAATTTACAATAGTATATTACGATACCAAAACATTACTAGATAATATAGAATTAAGGATTCCGCTTATGTCTTGAAATTCACTCTTTATTATGTTTTCTACGTTATTGTAAAATTGCGTTGGAGGTTTGATGCACAATCTAATTTCTCGCAATCAATTGGCAGAATGGATACATTTTGAGCAAACAATAGACCGATGTAATGACGAATTAGATCTGGTAAACGACTATTTTGACTGCTTAATTGAATGCGATGAAGACCAGGCTACATGTAAGCGAATCTGCAGAATTCTTTTAGATGAGGGTTGATCACCCTCCTTTTTTTATGCTATAATATCTACAGTGTATACACTATTATGGACAAAGAACGATTAAAACTCATCGTTCGTAACTTAGAACTTTTGGTTGATGGGTTAAAAGCAGAGGTATATTCGGATCCGAGTGCTTATATAGATAAGCGGGATAATTACGACGATCCTCCACATCATTACAGCGATTACGACGAGGTGTTTAACGATGACGATGGGTACCCCGACTGACAGGGCTAGAAAATATATGAAATTGCTTCGCAGATTGGTGAAGCAAGAACATCTCTACACAAACGAAAAACTTATAGAGATGAAGAAACAATTGCGAGTTCTAGAAGAAGAGCTTGCAGAGCTGGAGAAAAAAGTATCTAAAGGATTTAAATGAGCGTAAAATTGATTAGTGTTACTCCCGATGCGGAGAAGATGATGGCATATGTTGCTAGAGTATCAAATCCAAACAACCAAGAAAATCCAAATTACGCAAAACTTCTTGGTTATTGTATCAAACATAATCACTGGTCTGTTTTCGAGCAGGCATTTATGACCCTTGAACTAGAAACTACAAGGGGGGTGGCAGCTCAAGTGCTTCGTCACCGTAGCTTCACATATCAAGAATTTTCGCAACGTTACGCTGATAGTTCAATGCTTGCGGATCAGATTCCTATGTTTGACCTTCGTCGTCAAGATACAAAGAATCGTCAGAACTCTATTGATGATATTGATCCTTTTGTGAAACAGGAATTTGAAATCAAGATTCGTCGCCATTTTGATGAGGCAATGGTCTTGTATCAATCCATGCTTGATGCTGGTGTCGCAAAGGAGTGTTCTCGTTTTGTGCTTCCTCTCGCTACACCCACAAAAATCTACATGTCCGGTTCATGCCGTTCATGGATCCATTACATCAATCTTCGCACTGCTAACGGTACTCAGAAAGAGCATATGGACCTCGCAGAAGGTTGTAAGAAAGTCTTTATTGAACAGTTCCCAACCTGTGCGGAAGCCCTTGAGTGGGTCTAAATAAATTACATTGAATTTAGTATCATGCCCATATATCCTGTTAGACACAAAGAAACTGGGGAAGAACAAACATTGAATATGACTATTGCTAATTATGAGCAATGGCGTAAGGAAAATCCCGATTGGGATAAAGATTGGTCAAAAGGAGTGGCATCTGCTCAGGAAGTTGGAGATTGGCAAAATAAACTAGTTTCCAGAAATCCTGGATGGAATGATGTCCTTGGTAAAGCAGCAAAAGCACCTGGTTCTAGAGTAAAGAAAATTTAGTATGGCAAGAAGAAAAAGAGCATCTGCAGAGCAACCTATTGGGGTTGGACTCACGGCAAAGCAGATGAAGCGGAAGAAACCACTCAGCCAAGAATATCTGATTGATATTGATCCACTTTCTGATAATCAGAAACAACTTTTTGATTCATATAATGAAGGTAAGCATATTGTTGCTTATGGTTGTGCGGGTACTGGTAAGACCTTTATTACCCTCTACAATGCACTTCGTGATGTTCTGAGTGAAAATACTCCTTATGAGCGTATCTACCTTGTACGCTCTCTTGTAGCAACCAGAGAGA